ATGACTGAACTCGGCACCGATCTCGGAGCCGGTATCGGCAACGATGCCGGCGTGTGGGCCGCGAAAGCGGTGGGCGCGATTGCGGGGGCTGCGGTTTCGCTGATCTATCTTCTGCCCAAAAGCCGGCGTGAGGCGCTGAGCCGGTTTGTGACCGGCGTCAGCTGCGGGCTGATTTTTGGCGGGCCGGCGGGCATCTGGCTTTCCGAACGGGCGGGGATTTCCGATGCCGTATCCGCCACCGACCTGATGCTGGCCGGATCGGCGGCGGCGAGCCTGTGCGCCTGGTGGGTGCTGGGGGCGCTGGCGCGGCTGGCGGCGCGGTATGGGAAGCGGTCGGGCTGAGCACGGCCCTGCCTGCATGACAATCGGAAAATCGAGGAGAGTTTTCATGCACGCTTATCGCGGGCCGCGACCCACTGCGCGCAAATTTGCCAATCTGGAACTGGCGGGGGTGAGCGGCGACGGGGTGTTTTCCGGTTATGCCAGCGTGTTTGGCGAGGTCGATCTGGGTCGCGACACGATTGAACGCGGGGCGTTTCGGCAATCGCTTTGCGAGCGCGGGGCGGGGCAGGTGCGCATGCTTTACCAGCATGATCCGGCAGAACCCATCGGCGCATGGAAGACCATTCGCGAAGATGCGCGCGGGCTTTATGTCGAGGGTGTTTTGTCGCCCGGCGTGGCGAGGGCGCGCGAGGTTTTTTCGTTGATGAAGACCGGTGCTCTGGACGGGCTGTCGATCGGCTTTCGCAGCGTGAAGGCGCGCACAGAGCCCAAGACCGGGGTGCGGCGTATTCTCGAGGCCGAGCTTTGGGAAATCTCTGTCGTCACCTTTCCGATGCTGCCTTCGGCGCGGGTTTCCGATGTGAAACACGCGCGCTTCTTTCGTGACCGCGAAACCGAACTCGTCCGCCAGATGCGGCGGGCGGCAAAACTGATGTCTGCCTCAACCTTCAAGCCAAAGTTAAGGGGATGAAAAGATGACGGAACAGATGCGTGTGGCGCCTGAAGTGAAGGCCGTGCCGGACACGGTGACGGCGGCTTTCGAGGATTTCATGGAGGCGTTCGAGGCCTTCAAGGAGGTCAATGACAAAAGGCTAGGCGAGATCGAGGAAAAGCTGTCCGCCGATGTGGTGACGCGGGACAAGATGGACCGTATCAACCGCGCCATCGACGACAACAAGAAATCGCTCGACCAGTTGCTGTTGAAGAAGGCGCGGCCGGCTTTGGGGTCTGGTCGTGATGTTGGGCCGGAAGCGGCGGAGCACAAGGCGGCCTTCGACGCCTATATCCGCCGGGGCGACGAGCAGGGGCTGCGCGAACTGGAGGCCAAGGCGTTTTCGGGTTCGGCCGGCGCGGATGGCGGTTATCTGGTGCCGCCGGAGACCGATAACGAGATTGGCAGGCGGGTTTCCGTCGTTTCGCCGATGCGTGCGCTTTCGACGGTGCGGACCGTTTCCGGCGCGGTGCTGAAAAAGCCGTTTGCGGCGGCGGGGCTTGCGACCGGCTGGGTGGCGGAAACGGCGGCGCGGCCGCAGACGGATACGCCGCAGCTTTCCGAACTGACATTTCCGACCATGGAACTTTACGCCATGCCGGCAGCAACGCAGTCGCTGCTGGATGATGCGGCGGTGGATATCGAGGCCTGGATTGCCGGCGAGGTGGATGTGGTGTTTGCCGAGCAGGAGGGCGACGCCTTTGTGCGCGGCGATGGCGTGAACAAGCCAAAGGGGTTTCTGTCCTATCCGACGGTGGCAGAGGCGGATTGGGCCTGGGGCAGTCTCGGCCATGTGGCGACCGGCGTGGCCGGTGGTTTCAAGGCGGCTTCACCCTCCGATACGCTGGTCGATGTGATCTATGCGCTGAGGGCCAAACACCGGCAGAACGCCACCTTCATGATGAACCGGCGCACCCAGGCGGAGGTGCGGAAATTCAAGGATGCGGATGGCAATTACCTGTGGCGCCCGCCGGCATCTGCCGGACAGGCGGCGTCGCTGATCGGCTATCCGGTGGCGGAAGCCGAAGAAATGCCGGATATCGCCGCCAATGCGACGGCGATCGCGTTCGGGGATTTCCGCTCGGGCTATCTGGTGGTGGACCGGGCGGGCGTGCGGATTTTGCGCGATCCCTATTCGGCCAAGCCTTATGTTCTGTTCTACACCACCAAGCGTGTTGGCGGCGGGGTGCAGAATTTCGAGGCGATCAAGGTGGTGAAGTTTTCGGCCAATTGAGGTCGGGGCTGAGAGGGGGCCGTTCAGTGGATCTCCCCCCTTGAGGGGGAGATGTCCGGCAGGACAGAGGGGGGCTGGCACCAATGCCATCTCCGATCTGCCTGCCGCACGGTTGCTTACCCCCTCTGTCACCTTTCGGTGACATCTCCCCCTCAAGGGGGGAGGTTGTTGGGCGAAAGCCGCACTATCTTCCTTTCATCCGCGATGGCTCTGCCGTGCTGACAGGGCTTTTGCTTTTCCGACGAAAGCAAACCATGACCTATATCCTGACCACTCCGCCCACAGCGGAGCCGATCACGCTTGTCGAGGTGAAAGCGCATCTGCGGCTCGATGATGACCATGAGGACGCGCTTCTGGCCTCCCTCATCAACACTGCCCGCGAACATCTGGAGCGCGAGACCGGGCTTTGTCTCCTGTCTCAATCCTGGCGGCTGTGCATCGATGCCTGGCCTCGCGACGGCATATTGAAGATCGTCAAATATCCGGTGCAAGCCATTCAAAACGTGGTGGTTTATGACCAAACCGGTGCGCCGGTTGAAGTGTCACTTGAAGATCATCTGCTCGATGGCGAGGGGCGCCCGGCGCGGCTTTGGCTGCGCGATCCGCCCGTGCCGGGGCAGGTGATCAACGGCATCGAGATCGAGTTCGTCGCCGGGTTCGGTGAGAGCGGTGTCGAGGTGCCGGACGGGTTGAAACGGGCCATGCTGCTGCATGTGGCGTTTATGTTTGCCTATCGCGGTGTCGTGTCGCTGGAGCAACAGCCGGCCGGCGTGCCCGACGGGTATGAGCGGCTGATCGGCTCCTACCGGCTGCGGAGGCTTTGAAAATATGCCGGTCACGTTTTTCGATCCCGGACAGATGACGGCGCGGCTGGACCTCGAAACATCCGAGCCGCAGCCGGACGGGCAGGGTGGCGCGGTGCCGGTCTGGTCCGTCCTGTCGTCCATGTGGGCGCGGATCGAGCCGGTGTCGTTTGTGGTTTCGGAAAAGGGTGCGGCTGCGGAAACTGCGGTGGTGACGCACCGGATCTGGGTGCGGTTTCGCGACGGCATTTTGGGCGGACAGCGTTTCCGCAAGGGTGAGCGGCTGTTTGCGATCCGGGCGGTGCGTGATCCCGACGAGACGCGGCGTTACCTCGTCTGCCATTGCGAGGAGGAGGCGGCGTGATGGCAGCGAATGCGCTGGTGAAGGCAATGTTTGCGCGGCTGGTCGGCGATGCCGAACTGGTGGCGCTGGTGGGGACGGATGGCGTGCGCGACCGTTTGCTGGCGCGGGCAAAAATGCCGTGCATCGTGTTTGGCGAGATCGACAGCCGCGACGAGGATGGCGAGAGCTTGCAGGTGCATCTGGTCACGCTCGAAGTGTGGTCGCTGGCGGAAGGGCGGCGTGAGGCGCAGGTGATTGCCGAACGGGTTCGGGCGCTTTTGCATGATGCGGCGCTGGTTCTCGAAGGCTTTGATCTGGTGAACCTGACACATCGGGGCACGCGCACGCGGCGCGAGACGAAGACAAAATTTCAGCTGGCGGAAATGCGGTTCAGGGCCGTGACGGAGTAAGCACGGCTTCAGCCTGCACGCGCCGCACCAGCGAGATCAGCATGATGATGGCGGCAAGAGCGATACCGGCCAGCGCGATGGCGATGATGATGGCCGTTGTGATGCCGGTGCGGTCGATCAGGGCGGTGAAGATCACCGGGGCGAGCGCGTTTGCGATGTTTTGCGGCATGGCGAGGCGGGTTGCCTGGCGGCCGTATTCGCGGGGCGAAAACAGGGCGAGCGGCAGAAGCGCGCGGGCGACGACGAGTATGCCCGAGCCAAAACCATAAAGCGCGATGAACAGCCAGAGTGTTGTCGATGATGGCGGCAGAAGGATGAGGCAGGCGAAGGCCGCAACCATGAGGCCGCAGCCGGTGACCGTGGTGAGGAACGGGTTGCCGCGTTTGCCGAGAGCCATATCGACACCGCGTGCGGAAATGCCGAGCACGCCACGAGCGGCGGCAAGCTGCAGGGCGAATTCCGGCGTGGCGCCAAAACGGTGCAGCACTTCCAGCAGCGACGGCGACAGGCCGAAGGTAACGAAGGAGGCGATAGCCGTGGTGATCGCCACCAGAAGGAAGGCGCGTTTTCGGTTGTTTTCCGTCAATGGAACGGGGGCGAGATCGGCGCTTTCGCCGGATTTTTCGAATGCGACCGGTTTGGGCAGGCCAAAGAGATAAAGCGGTACGCAGACGAAGGCGTGCAGGGCCGCTGCCATCAGGAGCGTGCTGCGCCAGCCGGCAAGATCCGACATCAGGCTGAGCAGGGGCCAGAAAATGGTGGCCGACAGGCCGGTGAACAGCATGAGGATGGCGATGGTGCGTTTGCCGGCGGCACCTTCGCGCTCGACGACGGCGGTGAAGGCCGGCGCCGACAGGACAAAGGCGCCGCCGAGGCCGAGAATGATCCATGAGGCGGCATAGGTGAGAATGCCGGTGGACACGGCCAGCAGGCAGAGGCCGATGGCGAAGAAAACCGAGCCTGCGGCCATGACGCGGGCGGCGCCGTGACGATCGAGCAGGCGGCCGACCAGTGGGCTCGTCAGCGCGCTCACCATCATCATCACCGACAGGCCGGCATAAACGATCTCGTTCGGCAGACCGAGATCGGGCGCCAGCCTGCGGCCGAGCACGCCGACGGATTCAAAGGTCGTGCCCCAGCCGATCAGCTGCGTGACGGCAAGGACGCCGATGGTCTGGGCCGAACGGAGCGAGATGGGCATGGCGGGGTGCGTCGGGGTTGGTGAAGGACGGATGGCGACACTAGAGCCGTCAGTTGGCAAATGGAAGCGGTTGTGTTGGTTCTGGTGGGAGCCGGATGGTCTGGTGGCGGGGGCCTGTTGTGCAGGACGTGGAGCCGGGAGGGGGGCGGCTTGCTCCCCATGATCTCCCCCTTGAGGGAGAGATGTCACCGAACGGCGACAGAGGGGGGTAAGCAGCTGTGCGGCAGATGGGGCGGAGGCGGCATTTGCGCCAGAACCACCCCCCTCTGTCCTGCCGGACATCTCCCCCTCAAGGGGGGAGATCGGCTGGGCGCACCACCTCAATTCCATATGCGACCCGCGCCGAGGCAGGCGCTCTTTCGGCCGGAAGCACCGCAATTGCAGAAAAATCGAACTCAATCTCAAGGGAGCGCGGCATGGTGGCGCAAAAGGGCAAGGACTTGCTGTTGAAGCTGGATGGCGGCAACGGGTTTCAGACGGTGGCGGGACTTCGGAGCAAACGGCTGGCCTTCAATACGCAGACCGTGGATGTGACCGACGCGGAAAGTGCCGGGCGCTGGCGGGAGCTTCTGGGCGGGGCAGGCGTGCAGCGCGCCTCGTTGACGGGTGCCGGGATTTTCAAGGATCAGGTTTCCGATGCGCTGGTGCGCTCGACCTATTTTGCCGGTGCCATTCTGGCCTGGCAGGTGGTGATCCCGGATTTCGGCACGGTCAGCGGGCCGTTCCAGATTTCTGCGCTGGAATATGCCGGTGACCATGACGGTGAGATCAGGTTCGAACTGGCGCTGGAATCGGCCGGCAGCCTTGTCTTCGGGGCATTGTGATGGAGGCGCGTGGGTGTGGGCGGGCCAATCGGCGACGCGGCGAGGTGGAGGCGGTGCTGGATGGCGAAAGGCGCATTCTGTGCCTGACGCTGGGGGCGCTGGCCGAGCTGGAAACGGCGTTTTCCGTTGGCGATCTTTCGGGACTGGCGGAGCGGTTTTCCAGCGGGCGATTGAAGGCGGGCGACATGATCTGCGTGATCGGCGCCGGCTTGCGGGGTGGGGGCAATCTTCTCTCCGACGAGGATGTGGCGGGATTGAGCATCGACGGTGGTGTGGCCGGTTATGCGCGCATCGTTGGCGATCTGTTGGAGGCGACGTTTGGAGGGGCCGGTGTCGCGGAAATGGTAGTTGCTGACGAGAAGGCGGTGGCGGCAAACCCTTGAACGCCGCAGCGGGCGAGCGCGTGCAGCCGTTTCCCTGGGAAATGGTGATGCATGCCGGGCTCTGCCGGCTGCGGCTTGCGCCAAGCGTGTTCTGGGCGCTGACGCCGAGAGAGTTTTTCTGCGTGGCCGGTGGTTTTGTTGGGCGTGGTGCCGGGTTTTCAAGGAGCCGGCTGGAGGGATTGATGGCGGCGTTTCCGGATGGGTGAAAGAGCCTGTTACGGATGAAGTGCGATGAAGGCGAATTTGACGCTGCCGTCTTCGGCCATATCGGGGATGATGGAGATTTCGGCGCGCATTCTGCCCGGTCCGGTCGCGGACATGGTGACTTCCAGACTGCCGAGCTCGTTGAGGAAATGCGCGTTTTTGCCGGAGGAAAACATATCGGCCAGCCGGGCATATTCGCCATCATTCAGAAAAACTCTGGCCGTGCCGGAGCACCAGTCCGTCTTGAAGGTGAGCGTGGTTGCGCCGCTTGTCGGGTTTTCGAGTTCGGCCGTGAACCGCTCTCCGCTTTCGCCGGTCAGTATCAGCATGACGTCCTTTTGCGCTTCTGTCAGCTGATGCGTGCCAGATTTTTGTACCCACGGATAGTCCGGAGAATTTTCCATGGAAAACGATGAAAGCCTATCCGAAACGCTGAGTGGCGCCGAGGCGCTCGCCGACGTGATGGCGGATCTGGAGGGGCGCTCGCAGCGGTTTGGCGCGGCGCTGACCTCGGCGCTGCGATCCGCGACGGTGGGCGGGCGTGGGCTCGACGATGTGTTGAAGGGTTTGGGAAACCGGCTGACCGATATCGCACTTTCCGCCGGTCTGAAGCCGCTGGAAGGGTTGCTCACCGGTGCGATCGGCAATCTGATCGGTTCGGTGACGCCGTTTGCCGATGGTGGCGTGGTGCGGGCGCCAAGCTTTTTTCCGATGGGCGGCGGTGATCTCGGCCTGATGGGTGAGGCGGGGGCGGAGGCGATCCTGCCGCTGAGGCGCGGGCCGGATGGATCACTGGGCGTGGCGGCAGGTGGGGGCGGGCAGGCGGCGCAGATCGTCTTCAACGTGACCGCGACCGATGCGGCGAGCTTTCGCAAGAGCGAGGGGCAGATTTCGGCCATGCTGGCGCGCAGTGTCGTGCGTGGGCAGCGTGGGGTTTGAGCGGGCTGACGGACAGGGAGGGGTACGTGATGAGCGGGTTTCATGAGGTGCGGTTTCCGTTGCGGGTGGCGCTTGGGGTGAGCGGCGGGCCGGTGCGCCGAACCGAAATCACCAACCTTTCCAACGGACGCGAGAGCCGCAATGGCCGCTGGCGCAACTCGCGACGCAGTTACGATGCCGGGTCGGGCATAAAATCCGTGGCCGATCTTTATGAGGTCCTGGCATTTTTCGAGGCGCGCGGAGGCCAGCTTTACGGATTTCGGTTTCGTGATCCGGTGGACTGGAAATCCTGCGGGCCGTTGGTCGCCGTATCGCCAACCGATCAGGCGATCGGGGTGGGTGATGGAGTGCGAAAAACGTTTCAGTTGGTGAAAACCTATGCGGATGCAGGCGGCGGGTTCGAGCGGGTGATTGCCAAGCCGGCGGCGGGAACGGTGACCGTTGCCGTCGATGGCGTGGTTTTGGGCGTGGGCTGGAGCGTCGATGCGGCAACCGGTGTTTTGACCTTTGCCGCGGCACCTGCGGCGGGCGCCGTCGTGACGGCGGGCTATGAATTCGATGTGCCGGTGCGTTTCGATATCGACCGGATCGACGTCAATCTCTCCGGTTTCGATGCCGGTCGCATTCCGACCATTCCCTTGACGGAGATTTTGCCATGAAGGTTTTGCCGGCGGGGCTGGCCGCGCATTTGCGGGGCGACGTGACCACCATTTGCCATTGCTGGCGGGTTTTGCGCCGTGATGGCGTGGTGCTGGGTTTTACCGATCATGACGGCGATCTGGTGCTGGACGGAACAAGATTTCTGGCCTCCAGCGGGTTTTCGGCGAGCGAGGCGGAGACCGAGAGCGGCCTTTCCGCTAGTGCCGGCACGGTGGCGGGCGGGTTTTCGAACGACGTGATCGCGGAGGTCGATCTGGCTGCGGGTCTTTATGATGGCGCGCGGGTGGAATTGCTGGTGGTGAACTGGCGGGCGCCGGACCAGTTCATGCGGCTGAATGTGCGCGAGATCGGCGAGGTCAGCCGGGCGAGTGGAGAGTTTGTCGCCGAGTTGCGTAGCCTGGCGCACCGTCTCGACCAGCCGCAGGGGCGGGTTTACGGGCGGCGTTGCGATGCCAGCCTGGGGGATGGGCGTTGCCGGGTCAATCTGGGCGCGTATCGGGGTGAGGGTACGGTGGTTCTGGTGCGTGACCGGTCGCGGCTGGTTGTGGAGGGGCTTCAGGCTTTTGCGAGCGGCTTTTTCGGGCAAGGTGTTTTGCGGCTGGAAGCGGGTGGTGAGCTGGAGATCGATGCGCATGTGAAAAATGCGGATGGCACGGCGGAACTTTCCTTGTGGTTGCCGAGCGAGCGGGAGATTGTCGTCGGCGAGGCGTTTTCGGTGGTGGCGGGGTGCGACAAGGCGTTTGCCACCTGCCGCCAAAAGTTCGGCAACCAGCTGAATTTTCGCGGTTTTCCGCATGTGCCGGGATCGGATTTTGCCTATTCCTTCGCGGACGGGGAGCGGCTGCATGACGGCAGTCCGATCTTTCCATGAGTGTCACGGATGAAAAGGTGGTGCGGCTGGCGGAACAATGGATCGGCACGCCGTATCGGCATCAGGGCGCGACGCTGGGTATCGGCTGCGATTGCATCGGGCTGATCCGCGGCGTGTGGCGGGCGCTTTATGGCACGGAGCCGGAAGTGGTGCCGCCCTATGCGGCCGACTGGGCCGAGCGCAGCGGCGACGATCGGCTGCTGGCTGCGGGGCTGAGATTGTTCGGGCAGCCCGTGCCCTTGGCCGAGATGGCGCCGGGCGATGTGCTGCTGTTTCGTTGGCGGCCGGATTGTGCGGCCAAACATGCGGGCATTTTCTGCAGGCCGGATCACTTCATCCATGCCTATGAGCAGGCGGCGGTGACACGCTCGGTTCTGGTGCCTTCCTGGCGACGGCGGATTGCGGCGGTGCACCGGTTTCGTGATGAGCGGAATGGTTGAGTTTTGCGCGCATTTCATGTATAGGAAATGGAGTGGCGGGCGGTGTGCGACAACCGCCCGCCACTTACTTATCTTCGGATAATGACCCGGACGGATGCTTGCCAGCTCGTCCGGGTAATCCGCAGGGTAAGCGTAACGCTAATCGGCCAAAGCTTCATAGCACTACCTCCATGTTCGAGAGCAAGGCCTTTGCCGAGGCCGGTGTGGCCTGTCCTCACCGGCGCGCCGGCTGGCGCGGCGCGTGCTGCTTATGCTCTTGAACATCGGCACGTTATCACAACTTTTGCGCGTGTAAATTGAGGACGTTTTGGCTTCGGCAATGGTGCTGTGCCGTGGCAAGCCGACCATTTTGCTTGGCGCGATAGCGCACGCGGTTTGACCAGAGGCCGCCAGCTTGGCGCTTCCGGCTCGCCTTTTTTGCTCTTCCTAAAATCCTTGAGGTTTTCCTTTGGCCACGATCCTGTTTCAGGCGGCGGGGGCCGCGCTTGGTGGTGTGTTCGGACCGATCGGGGCGATCATCGGTCGGGCGGCGGGGGCGCTTGCCGGCAGCGTGGTCGACCGGGCGCTGATCAATGGCAGCCGGACGATCTCGGGCGCGCGGCTGGCGACGGCACGCATTCCAGGCGCCGATGAGGGGACGGCGGTCAATAGGGTTTATGGCTCGGCGCGGGTGGGCGGCACCCTGATCTGGGCGACGCGGTTCGAGGAGGAGGTGACGCGGGAGCGCACCGGCGGAAAGGCCGTGCGCGGGCCGACGGTGGAGACGTTTTCCTACTTCGGCAATCTCGCTGTCGGGATCTGCGAGGGGCCGATTGCCGGTGTGCGGCGGGTCTGGGCGGATGGCAAGGAACTGGACCTGACCGGCATCGAGATGCGCGTGCATGTCGGCTCCGAAGATCAGCTGCCGGATCCGTTGATCGAGGCCAAGCAGGGCGAGGGCAAGGCGCCAAGCTATCGCGGGCTGGCCTATGCGGTGTTCGAACATCTGCCGCTCGACACGTTCGGAAACCGTCTGCCGCTGCTGCAGTTCGAGGTCGTCAGGCCGGTGGGGGTGCTGGAAAACCAGATCCGGGCGGTGACGATCATTCCCGGCGCGACCGAGCATGGTTATGCGACCGTGCAGGTGAAGGAAAGGACCGGCGACGGCAGTGCGCGCATTCTCAACCGAAACACGCTGACGGCGGTGACGGACTGGCAGGCTTCGATCGACGAACTCGTTTCGGTGTGTCCGAACCTGGAGCGGGTGGCGCTGGTCGTTTCGTGGTTCGGGACGGATCTGCGGGCGGGGGAATGCCGGGTTTTGCCGGGTGTGGAGGTGCGGGCGCGAAAGGCCGAGAGCCTGCCCTGGACGGTGGCCGGGATCGGTCGTGGCGAGGCCTATCTGATCAGCAGGAATGCCAGGGATGGCGGTCTTGGGCCGGCTTATGGCGGCACGCCGGGAGATGCGGATGTGCGCCAAGCGATATCCGACCTGAAGGCGCGGGGGCTGAAGGTCTATCTTTATCCGTTCGTGATGATGGATGTGCCGCACGGCAATGGCTTGCCCGATCCGTATGGCGGCGGAGAGCAGGCGGCTTACCCCTGGCGGGGGCGGATCACTTGTCATCCGGCGCCGGGGCAGGCGGGATCACCCGACAAAAGTGCTGTGGCGCGCGGGCAGATCGAGACTTTTGCCGGGCGCGCCGACGGATATCGGCGGATGCTTTTGCATTATGCACATCTGTGTGCGGCTGTGGGTGGGGTCGATGGGCTGATCATCGGGTCCGAACTGCGCGGGTTGACGCAGGTGCGCGATGAGGCGGGCGGCTTTCCCTTCGTGCGCGAACTGGTGCGGCTGGCGGGTGAGGTGCGGGCGGTGGTCGGGCCTGCAACGAAGCTGACCTATGGCGCCGACTGGAGCGAATATTTTGGCTACCATCCGCAGGATGGAACGGGTGATGTGTTCTTTCATCTCGATCCGTTATGGGCTTCTCCCGCCATCGATGCTGTTGGCATCGACAACTATATGCCGCTGTCCGATTGGCGGGATGATAATCTTGGCGCGGACAATCCGGATGGTGTGCGGCTGGCCGATGATGTGACGGCCTTGCGGGCGGCGATCACTTCGGGCGAGGGGTTCGACTGGTATTATGCCAGTGAGGCCGACCGGGTGACGCGAAAAAGGTCGCCGATTACCGATGGTCTGGCGGGCAAGCCGTGGACCTTTCGTTACAAGGATATTTTAGGCTGGTGGAGCAACCCGCATTTCGACCAGGTTGGCGGGCGCGAGACTGCGCAATCGACGGCCTGGGTGCCGGGGTCGAAGCCGGTCTGGTTTACTGAGCTTGGCTGTGCCGCGATCGACAAGGGGGCGGGTGAGCCGAACCTGTTTCTCGACCCGAAATCGTCGGAGAGCAAGGCACCACATCATTCCAGCGGCGCGCGCTCCGACAGCATGCAGCGGCGGTTTCTCGAAGCGCATCATGGCTGGTGGCAGGCGGCGGAACAGGTAGCAACCGGCATGGTCGATCCCGGCCACGTGTTCGTCTGGAGTTGGGATGCGCGGCCGTTTCCGGCCTTTCCAAACGAGTTGTCGGTATGGAGTGACGGGGCTAACTGGCGCAGCGGCCATTGGCTGAACGGGCGGCTGGGCGCAACGACGCTTGCCGACACGATCGCGGCCATTCTGACCGAGCATGGGTTTGACGATTTCGATGTGTCGGAGGTGAGCGGCGACCTGACCGGTTATGTGCAGGGGGAACTGGCGTCTGCGCGGGCCCTGATCGAACCGCTGTTGCTGGCGTTTCGTGTGGACGTGCACGAGGATGTCGGGCGATTGAAATTCCGTTCAAGGGGACGGGTGAGCCTCCAGCCTGCCGAGATTTCCGTTCTGGCCGATCTCGACGACCAGCCGCTGTGGTCGGAAACGCGCGGCCATGACAGCGATTTTGCGGCCGAAGCGATCCTGACCTCGTTCAATCCGGTGCTGGATTACGAACAGGCAAGCGCGCGCTCAAGGCGGGCGAAGGCGGAGAGCCAGCGGATATTACGCTGTGACCTGCCGGCCGTGCTGGCGGAGGAGACGGCGCAGGGTGCCGCCGAAGATCTGTTGCGGGATAACCGGTTGGCGCGACGGAGCCTGGTCTTTGCCCTGTCGCCGGCGGAGCTTGCCGTTGAAACCGGAGATGCGTTTCGTCTCGCCGGTGGGCCGGATGGCGTGTTTCTGGTCGAGCGGATCGAGGACGGCGCGGTGCGGCGTATCGAGGCGCGGCGGTTCATGCCGGCCGTGGCGACCACTGTTGCGCCTTCGGAGGGAGGCGGGCGCCCCGTTGCCGGACAACCGTCCGCCTCCTTTGCGCCTGTGGTGCATTTTCTCGACCTGCCGCGTTTCGAGCCGGGCGAGGCGCAGGGTTTTGCGCGGGTGGCGGCGTTTTGCCGGCCCTGGCGACGCATGGCCGTATCGTCATCCGCATCGCATGAGGGATTTCGCATCCGCAGCCTGATCGAGCGGCCGGCGCGCATGGGCAGGTTGACGGCGGCGCTTGGCGCCGGTGTGAGCGGCCGGTTCGACCGTGCCAATGCGCTGGAATGCGAGCTGTTTTTCGATGGCGTTTCTTCAGTGGAGGCGCTGGCGGTGCTCAATGGCGATAACCGCATTGCCGTAAAAAGTGTTTTGGGCAGCTGGGAAGTGATCGGTTTTGCCGGGGCGCAGGAGGTGGCCGTGGGGCGCTGGCGGCTGAGCGAGTTGTTGCGCGGGCTTGGTGGCAGCGAGGATGCGATGCTGGCGGGCGCACATGTGGGTGCTGATGTCGTGGTGCTGGATGCGGCGGTGATGCCGCTCGGCCTGTCATCGGAGGAGCGTGGCGTGGAGATGAACTGGCTGGTGGAGGCGGCAGGTTCGGCGGGCGGACGGGCGGGGCCGTTCGTGTTTGCCGGCGGTTTGCGTGCGGAAATGCCGCTTTCACCGGTGCATCTGCGCGGCGAGCGGCGGGGAGATGGCGCGGTTGCCGTTTCATGGGTACGTCGCGGGCGCGTGGATGCCGATAGCTGGGAGGCCGCCGAAATTCCGCTGGATGAGCCGGATGAAGGGTATCTGCTGGAGGTTCTGCATGGCGAAGCCGTGCTGCGCCGTAGCGAGGTGACGGCACCCGCCTGGCTTTATGGTGCGGCCGAACAGATCGCGGATTTCGGCACCTTGCCGACACGGATCGCATTGCGTTTGCGGCAGCTTGGGCGGGCGGTGCCGCTGGGCGTGCCGACGGTGGTGGAACTGAATTTCGAAGCGTGACGAAGGAGAAAAGTCATGGATGGCATGAAGGCATGGTATCAGTCGAAAACCGTGTGGGGCGCGCTGATCGCGGTCGCTGCGTCGCTGTTGCAGATCATGGGGGCCGAGGTGGATGTGGGCACGCAAGCCGAGCTTGCGGACCTCGCCGTGACGACCGTCGGGGCGGTTGGCGGGTTGATCGCCATCTATGGGCGGATTTCGGCGAGGAGCGAGATCGGCGGGTGAGGCAGGCGGACTTGAGCCAGTTCGAGTTGAACATGGATTGCGTGGGTGCCCCCCCAGCCGATCTCCCCCCCCCTTGAGGGGGAGATGTCCGGTAGGACAGAGGGGGTAATCCTGGCGCCAAGGCCGCTTTTGAGCCATCGGCCGCACCGTTACTCACCCCCCTCTGTCACCTTTCGGTGACATCTCCCCCTCAAGGGGGGAGATATTGGGAGCAAGCGGCGAGGCCCCAATTTCATATGCGGTAGCTTCCGTCCCCGTTGGTGAACTGGGCATATACGACCCCGTCCACGCGCACCAAAAGCGTGCAAAACCGGGACTGCAGATAAGCTGCAGGCCCCATTCATTTGCCATTCAGCCGCCTTTCGATACATAGTCCCTCAACGATTGGAACTCACTCTGTCCCTCTTGCGGGTGGAAATGGTGGCTATGAAAAAATCGATGATCGGTGCTGTTGTGACCTGCTTTCTGTTCGGCCTTTCCGTGCCGATGCAGGCGACCGCGCGCGATTATTTGCGGCTGGTGGCAAGCGATTGCGGCGATGCCGCGTCGAAGGTCGTGCGCGATACCGGTGGACAGCTTTTGTCGGCGTCGCCTTCCAATGATGGCCGTACCTGCATCATCACCGTGCTGGTGCAAGGCAGCGGTGAGCGTCCGCGCAAGGTTACCGTAAGGGTACCGATGTAA